TATACTAATAACAAAAATACGTGTTTCACTTTAAGCTCTTTTCTAAACTATCCATCATCTCCATAATATTAGGTGCGTCTTTATCTGGCTCATAAACACATTGTAGAGTTCTAGGACAATATTCGAATTTACCTACAAATATAGTCTCTCTTGTTTTATTTGCACCTTCATATAAACATATTTTTTGATCTCTCACTACTTTTCTTTTAGCCAAACGACAGGTGGTCATTCTCTTTTCTTCAACCATACCTCTCCATAGCTTTTGCATTGGAGTCCAATCAACAGCATTAGCTGTTGGTATATATGCAGCGAATGATAAGAACAATATAAAGAATAAGATGAGTAGGCTATTACCTATTATGACATACCATTTCATTTGACACCTATTTTAACGAAACGGCGATCCAAACAAGACCGATGACCGATCCAGCAAAGACCATAATAGCTAATACAATAGCCACTGCTTCTAAAAATTTTCTACGTCTAGCTGCTTGTTTGTAAATTGTTTCTTGACGCTCCTTACGAATTGTTCCTTCCATACGAACAAGTTCATCCCACGCACTGCGACCTAAAGTAAACCCAATATAATTCTTGAGTTCTTCTCTCATTTGTTCTGCTTTTCTCTTAGCAGCAAAGATTTCCATCGCTTCTTGTTCAACAGATCCTTTGAATGCGAGCTTTTTAAATAACGGAGGATTTTTTGCTTGCTTCTCTGCTTCAGTTAGATCAGACATAGCTGACATCCACCGGCCGAGGTCGCCTGCCATGGACTCGATATCTCTACCGATTGCAAAGCCCTTCTTTAATACGCCGAATGCAGCTGAAGCTGTAGCTAAAGCTGATACTGGATCTACCATGGTAACCTCTAAATAAGTATTGCCATAGTCTATATCAATTAAAAATATAATTCGCTCTTTACTTTATTTATATGTTTACATTATCAGAATATTGTGATATAATATATAATATTATAGTGATGAAACAGACTGAAAGATAGGCCGGACGCGGGGGCAGTACCCGCCGCCTCCACCATAAGCACACTAGGAGATCATGGTTAAGATAACTAAAGAAAATACGCCTAACAAATACGTAAGATGGTTTTGTTGGTTCATACAATTTAGATATGTATGGGACATTACTACATTACTTGAAAAGTATTTGCCTATGGAAAAGGTATACAGATTTTTAGGCTTTTGGTTATTTTGGCTATTGTGGTTTTGTATGATGATGTTTGTCTTATACAAGATTACAGGAAGCATGGATTTTCTTCTTTGGTTCGAATAGTGTTCTTATGATGGGGGCGAAACAGGATCGACGGATATTGGATAGGAACGTGGAGCTATCCCGCGCAAGCTGGGTTAACGCAAGACATGACTAAATGCAAACGATAACTTTGCTCCTGAGATGCGCTTAGCTGCGTAATCTGTGGGTTGGCCACTTACCTAGAAACAGAAAAGTGGTAACTTTTTATAAGCTGTTATATAAATAGAGATATAATTAAAGGAGAGCTATATGCCGCCAAGAAATCATAAGAAGTGGTTAGAGACGCCGAATATAGAATATATCTCAAGTGAATGCTATAATAATCAGCAGATCCATGACCAAGAGATGGAACAAATCTTTAGTAAAGTTTGGGTTCCTATGTGTCACATCTCTGAAATGCGTAACGAAGGAGACTTCAGAACTACTCAGATTGCAGGTGTACATGTAATTGCATGGAATACTGGTCATGGTGAAGTAAAAGCAAAAAGAGATACTGGAGTCCATAAACTATCTGGTAATATGGAAGTACTAACAACTGGTTTTCCGTTGCATTGCGAAGTAAAACATGGTGGAATGGTATGGGTCACGCTAGATCCGAATCCATCACAGTCTGTAGAAGAATGGACTGCTGGTGCGTTCGATTGTATCGCTGACGCAATTGATACCGAAGAGATGGAAGTATTCCATTATCATAAAGCAATCATCGACACAAACTATAAGCTATGGCATGATACAAACAGTGAATTCTATCATGACTTTATGCACTACCATAACCGTGTGACAGGCTTTAACGATGCATATTTTGCACGTAAGAACATCCCATTTGACAATGGTCACGTGAATGTAAGTAGCTTTACAGTGCAATATGAAGAGTATGAAGGCTTTGAAGACAGAGGCGAATTGTCATTCCCTAACCTGCCACCAAACCAGTGGTACATGGTTGACCTGTTCCCAGGTTTCAACTTCAACCTCAGAGGTAGTGCATATCGCAGTGACTCGGTAACGCCACTTGGTCCGAACAAGGTTTTGATTGAGTTCCGTGGCTATGGACTTAAGAAAGATACACCTGAAGAGCGGGCAACTAGAATTGAGCATCATAACTCAATCTGGGGTCCATTTGGTCGTAACCTACATGAAGACCTTATCGGCGTTGCTGGTCAAGGTACAACCATGCGAGAAGGTACAGAGGCAAGACGCATCTTACATGGTCGTCATGAGAATGGTACTATCCACGATGAGGTTGGTATGAGACATTACTATGCTGCATGGGGTGATATGTTGGGTGTAAATCCAATGAGGCCTCTAGCTGCTTAGCCTGATAAAAAAAATATGATTATCGGATTATCAATAGCAATAGGGTTAATATGGTCACAAATCATTTCGCATTTTGGCGCTTCTATACTATTGCACAGACATTACTGTCATAATCAGTTTAAAGTGCCAGCATGGTTTGAAACTTTAGGATTAGCTATGCTAATGATAGCCTGTATCAGAACTCCAATTGGATGGATAGCTTCACATAGAATGCATCATACCCATTCTGATAGTCCAAAAGATCCGCATGCTGCTAAGTATGTTGGCTGGTGGAAAGTATTAACTACAACATGGGCTATTGATCGAATACCCATAAGATATGCTAGAGATTTATACAGAAATCCAAAGTTGGTGTTTTGTCATAAACATTGGCTAAAAATTTTAGTTATGGTCAATGTAATTAGTTTTATTATAAATCCATATTTTTGGATTGCTTTTTGTGTAGTTCCATTTATATTCGCAAAAGTCGGGTTTGGATTACTAAACACGGTCGGGCATAAAGATGGACCTTCTAATGTTCCGTGGTTAAATATATTTATTGCCGGTGAAGGATACCATAAAGAACATCATAGAAATACTAAAAAGGTAAGATTACATATATGGGACACTGGAGGTTGGCTTGCGGAAAGATTATTCAAATAAGTTTGTACAAGCTCCACTTTCTGCTGAAGTAAAAAATTTGGTAAAGGATTGTGTACTATTAGAAACAAGAGGTACCGGAAACGCGTATGCTAGATTAGAAAAACTTGAACAACTTCATCGAGAATGGATTGCTGACATAGTAGACGTAAATGAATTTCCATATTTTTATTTTGTTAATGGCGCAACTGAAGGTATTAATCAGTGGCGGATGACAGACAATCGAGATTGGCAATATTTAGAAGGAGAATATCAATGGGCAAATTTTTGCAATAAAAAAGGCTCTAAGATAACAACTCCTAAACATAATGAAGTTCTATATATTAGTAATCCTAAATGTTCTACAGGAAATTTTTTATCTAAAAGCGAATATAATAAAATAGAAGAAACAAAATGTCCAGTTATACTTGATTGTACATATCTCAGTGCCACTGAAAAAAGACGCATATCTTTATTTACTAATACTGAACAAATATTTTTTAGCTTTAGCAAAGGGTTTGGTCTCATCGGTCAAAGAGTAGGATTGTTGTATTCTAAAACTCCTCACCCTACTTTAAAACTTATGAAAGCATTTGAATGTTGGAATTATAATGGAGTAGAAATAGCTATTAAATTATTACAAAACTTTCAGCCTGATAGTATGTGGAATAAATATAGAATGGAACAGATAAAAATATGTAACAAAGAAAATTACATACCTAGCGATACGTTTTTCTTGGCTACTAGTGAAAGTGAAAAGTACAAATCTTTCCGCAGGCAAGGAAATATAGCTAGAATATGTTTGACAGAGAATTTTAATGAACAAGAAAAATTTACCAACAGTAGCTAACTTTAATCTTGATATTGATCCACAAGCATTGCAGGAAGCAACAAATAAACTCGCTGAACAGTTTGTTGATGTACGTACAGCTAACCCAATGTTGTGTATGAATCATGAAGAACTTGTTAAAGATGTTTATGATAATTTTGAACAGATTAATCTAACTACCCCTAGTAAAATTCTACCTCACACAACTTCTATTAAAGAAAGATTGAAGCGTAGAGAAGAACATTTATATAATGTTCCCACTGATGATTACACTGGAAGTATATTTGAAGAAATTGTTACACAGTGTAAAGCTCCTGCAAGTAGAATTAGAATTACAAAACTAGCGCCTAGAAAACAAATTCCTTTTCATGTTGATTATGATACATCATATGCAGTTCGCTGTATTTGTCCAATATACACGAACGACAATGTAATCAATCAATTCAAAAGAAATGGTCAAATAGAAGAATACTACTTAGAAGCTGGTAATGCATACTTTTTGAATATTGGTTATCCTCATGCAGTTTTAAATAATAGTGATCAGCCGAGAATAGCTTTGATGTTTAGTTTGGATGGAACAGATGATTTGGGATATATTTAAAACTGCACAGCATGTGCAAAGACAGGGCTACGCCTTATTTCACGATATTAATTTTACTGAAAAAGAATATATCGATTATCTAAAAAGGTTTGGAGAACTCGAGGCTCCTGGATTGTTTATGAATCCGGATAAGTATCCTGAACTCTTTATTGTTACAGATAAAAAAGATGAAGCCGGAAATAAAATTGGAATGTTTGGAGGCGGTGAGCTAGGCTGGCATTCTAATGGTAATAGTAGACATCTTATTGATAAAATATTAATCAGCTTGTATTGTATTGAAGGAGATGTTAATACTACTTTGAGTGTTTGCAATACTTCCGATCCGTTTTATGATTTATCAGAAGATGAGCAACAATATTGGAAATCAATAAAAATTAGACTTAAATTTCAGAATGATACGATGTATCATTTAGACGATGATGATCCAGAACTTGAGTTCATGAGTAAGAACAAAGGAAGTATTAGGTCTCTCGTGGGCCAACATCCTCATACAAACAGATTTTATTTTTATTTTCCATATCATTTTATAGTAAAAGCATGGGAAGGTAAGAAGCCAATTGACCATAAAGAAATGATTGAGAGACTAAAACCTATTATTTTCCAAAGTAAATACCAATTTCACCACGTATTTGCAAGGGGTGATTTACTTTTAATGGATCAGTTTACTACATTACATAGGAGATCTCCGGTGATGGGAGACAGACTTTTGTGGAGAATTGCTGGAGACTACAATAGATGCACCAACACTTAAAAGATTATGTTCAAAAGACACAACTTTTCACACACATTGAAGTAGATAATATCATTAGTGAACTAGAAGCAGTTAACCTTTGGCGTGAATATCCATATGATAGTCCAGCTGATAATATCTGTGTACAAGAAAATCCTACTATACCATACTATGATTGTGTACTTGGGCTAGACAATCCAATTGCTAAGATGATGCATGATCGTATAGCTATAGCTATTGATGATCACGTCAATAATTTTTTAATAAACCTACCATGGTTCAGTTACTGGACAGGATCAGGAAATATTCATTTTATAAAATATCCTACTGGGACTGGGATGGATACACATTGTGATCATGTCCGCAATCAGTTTGACGGAACAAAAAGAGGTATACCTATTCTAACAGTTTTAGGATCGTTAAATGATAATTATGATGGTGGAGAACTGCTGTTTTGGGACAATACAAAAATGAAAATGAATAAAGGTGAAGTGCTAATCTTTCCATCAAATTACCTTTATCCACATAAAGTAGAACCTGTTGAATCGGGCACAAGATATTCTTTTGTGAATTGGATATGGTAGATATTCCGTGGCCTAATATTAAAACCCAGATAGAGTCTGGTCAACGTCAACGCGTACCTTTAAAAGAAGATTATGCTTTTGAGGATATGTGGTACTTAGATACCCCACAAGCTTCTCCTATTTTTAAATTTCAGGCAGATATAATTACTAAAGAACAGTCTAAAGGTATTGTCGATATAGGGTGTCGACACGGTCCTGTACTAGAATATCTTGATCACCAGTTTAATTACATGGGATTTGACACTTCAGTAGAGCCTATTGAGATGGCTACAAAGCAATGGAAAGATAATCCTAATATTGAATTCAGATGTGAGAGTTGGAATGAGAAGGAAACGTTTATAGTTGACTTTAATGTTGATATGGTTATTTTTAGCGGTGTATTATTATATCGCTCTGATCATTTTGATTTCTTTGAATGGATTATGAACTACTATGGTGCTAAGAGAGCTATTATTCAAGAGCCTTATCATCAACAAGATTATTGGGATGATAGCTTAATATTAAATACAATTACAGAAGAACTGGCAGAATATAAGAATAAATATAGGTGTAAAGAAACTTTAATTGAGTGTAAAATATTTGCTGGAAAAAGGTTAATAGTTGATGTCGAAATGTAGAGTAGTAAAATCTTTACTTCCTAAAAATAAGGATGGAACTCCTATACGCAAATATAGTAATATGGATCCACCTGACGATAGACCCGATTATACTAGTCTTCAAATTAATGAAGATTATTATGGATATAAGGGTATTGTTTATACTCCAATAGATCTACCTAAATTAGAAGTTGATATGGATCAGGTGCTTGAATTAATTAATGATCCTCTTTTAGAGCAAATTTATCCCGGTACAACATTTGGTTGTCGTCATGGTGCGGGCAAAGTTTTATTCTTGAAAGAAAACAAATTTAGAGAACCTCATGGTGATGGTCCATGGTTTGAATGGGTGGAAGAAGAAATGCCCCATGTTAAAAAATTTATTGAAAGTTTACCATATAAAACTATTAGACAATTAAGCTTTGTAGCACCTCCTACTGCTACGCCTGCCCACTATGATGAGCCATATTGGGGTAATCAATTTATGCCTAAACAATCTCCCTCTTGTTATAGAATTCGTTGGAGTAAAGTTACTAAGGCTAAAGAAGAAGTATTCTTCCTTACAAAGGATAGTGGCGAAACTAAATATTATCCTTACTTGCCTCCAGAAACTGATACATTTGTTTATGACGGCAGTGTTTGGGAACATGGCGCTGACAAAGGATTTGCTATGAATGAAAGATGTCAAATAATCGTATCAGGTGTATTAGATATTCAAAAACACCAACAGCTTTTAGATAAAAGTATTTCCAAATACTCAGATTGCGTGTTATATGATGACCACATCGACTGATAACGATTATGTATTTGAATTGCCTTATTTGAATATTGACACTAATATAAAATATGAATTTAATCAATCTAGACACATGTTTGATTCCGGAACACGTGCCTGGAAAATTGATCCAATATACCCAATACACTTAAAATTAACAAGAATGTTTAATAAGATTGAATATTGGTATCAAATAAAAGTAGCGGAAAAATATTTAAAGCCTCATAGTGATACGCACTTTAGAGATGCAGCAATCATAATACCTATTACAGACAATTCTAGAATATATTGGTATGATGATGATAATAATATAATTTTTAATCACACGTATATATGTCCTACACTTATTAACACAACATTATTACATGGCACTGAGGATATTGGTATTGAGAGACATAATATTCAAATTTCACTTTTTAATAAAAATAAAGACTGGGAAATAATTAAATTAAAATTACATGAGGCATTATATAATGGATAAAAGATTTATAATAGAGTTGCCACACCTCGAAGGTATTATTGATTTTAACTCACTTTTAAAAAGCTACGATTGGAATGATAATAAAGATTGGCCATGGCGCGGTATTAGATGCTATGAAGTGTTTTCTGACCAACCAGAAATGCAAAATTTTATTAGCAAGTATCATGTAAATGAACATTATTCAAGTGCACCAAGGTATTGGCTTTCACACAAACCAATTGGTGTTCAGCTGTGGCCACATACAGATGATACGCGAGACGCTGCATTAATTTTTCCAATCATACCTGAATCACATACTTTACATTTTTTGGCAGATAAAAACAATGAGGACAGTATAATTTATTCACATAAGTATCGTTGTCCTGGAATTCCTAACTCAAAGATTGTGCATACGGCACATGATAAAGATATTGAAAGATATTACTTACAAATATCACTTTACTTTAAGGACTATAATTGGAACGATCTTTCTTTACTTGTTGCAAGTGGAGAAGTATTTGCTTAATCTTATTTCTTATATTAAAAATGGTAAAAGAATAAAAAAGAATGATGAATTAATTTTCGATGCTTTTCTTTTAATGCAAGATAGTAATGATCGTCTTTCAAATAATTACAAATTTAATAATTTAAAACTTGACAGGATGTATCATTACAATTTCATATTTAATTGTAATCAACCAGTACTTGCTTCAGGCTGTGAAATCGTGTCACATAACGTAGTAAGAGTGATGAGCAGATATTATGTATTTCCAAACTACAGAACAGATGGTACTAATCTATTAGAAAAAACAGATGATTTCTATGAACTACAGTACGTATTAAAAAACTTAGAAGACTTTAAATTAATTATATGGTCACGCGATCAAGGATCTTATTTTTTTAAACGATTGAAGAAAGGCCGGCCGGATATATTTTCTGATTGGAAAATATATCCTCAAAAAATAGAACTCAAGTACAAAGATAACTTTCAATCAATATTTTACGTTGGTGATATAACATATTTGAGTGAGGTTATCTATGATAGGAATTAACTATAACTATTATAACAATTTAGATTTGTTTAAGTGGGTTAGAGATTATTATCTTTGCCTTGACACTGAAGGATATAAGTTTACCGTTGTAGATGATGGCTCACAAAAAGTTCCATTACCTTTAGATGAAATACCAGAAGATTGGCTTTTTTATTTAGTAACTGAAGATGTTGGTTGGAATTGCAATGGCGCACGCAATCTAATAATGAGAGAAACTGATATAGATTGGAATATTCAGATTGATCTAGACATGGTTATAACACCACAATCTCTAAAATATATAAGAGAAAATATAGACACGTTTAATCCATATAAAGTATTAAATTTTGCTAGTCTTCCATACAATTTAATACCAACAACACCAGCGCTAGTAAAAAAATATGGATGGGAACTAACTGAAGAAGACAAAAATAGCCAATATTCCTGTGGCTATAACGTATACATATGCACTAAAGAATTGTTTTGGCAAAAAGGTGGTTATGCTGAACTAGCACATAACGGTGAATATGGAGGAGATTATTTTCTCCTTGATAAGTTTAAGCCATGGCAAATGGATCCTAATTTGACTTATTTCAAAGTTATATATGACGCTACACCAAAAGAGTGGAAAAATGAATCTAAAAGACGTTTCGGTTATAAAAATATAGGAAAGGATGATGGAAAGAGAGTAAATTTTAATTGGAAACGCATCCGATAATATGAATTCTATCTTCTAAAGAAGCATTAACTGCAGTATGCATCTTAGTTGTATCAACAATGTAACTATTACCATCAGCTGGGTATCTTAAAACTTTATCGTCTACAATAAGAAAACAACTATAATTTGTTATAAGAGGAATATGTAATCGCTTTGTCCAGTCTTGATGATAGGTATAGCATGTTTTAGGTCTCATTCTCATAACGCGTGCACGATACACTTCTAGACGTTCTAAGATAGAATTTGTGTATGGTATGTCAAATAAATATTCTGTGAATTGCTCTTCTATATGATCTTTGTCTGTAATTCTTCCTGTAGCATAAAATGGATCGTCAATACCTGTCACTCCTTGTAGTCCTATTTGCGTATCATATGGTGGCAAAAGTTCAAGCTCCAATAAAATTCTATCAATGTCTATCATTTAACTTTATACCATTCGTATACATCACTTGGCTCCTTCGACATGTACTTGCTAATACATGCTAAGATTAATTTGCCATCACTACTATTATCTATAACAACCCAGTCGTTTGAGCCAGACGGAGATTTTACCACATCTCCTCTTACTAAAACCTTATGTCCCACTTTATCTTGCAAGTTCATGCAGAACTCCTCTTATCTGTTGTAGGTAACTATTATTTATCAAAAAAAAAAATTCAAATAAGTGCATTTTTTAGTGTACATTTACGAAAAAATAGTATATAATAGATCTATAAAATGAAAAGAGGAGATAAGAATGTTTAAGTTTCTCGTAGGTACCTTCGGTATGTTGTTAGTTGCATCACTTCCAATTATGTTGGTGTGGTAATGAAAAACCCTGTTGCAAAATATCTGATGTGTGCTTATGCATATTATAAAGAGGATAGTCCTCTTATTTCAGATGCAGAGTTTGATGAGCTAGGTAAATGGCTTTTCGAAAACTATGACAGCGTTGAGCATATGCATAAGCATCTAATCACAAAAGGTGATCTCGAAGCAGGTACATTTCTTGGTGAATACCCACAAATGGTAATCGGTGCTGTAAAAAATTACAGAAAAAAAATGCAATTAAAGTGAAATTAACTGTGTACATTCACTGAGAAATAGTGTATAATATATCTATCAAATGAAAAAAGAGGAGTTAAATATGTTGACTAGAAGAGAAATTGACGATATCAAACATCTTATGCTAAAAGCAACAGACGATGATATGAATAAAATTGCAGACCTTTTCAATCGAGTTCGTGCTTTTCAAGCCAAAAATGCAGCTAATAAATTAACTGTTGGTGATAAGGTAGCTTGGACTGGAAGCAAAGGTCCAAGAATTGGCATCGTCCAAAAAATCAATCGCAAAACTGTGATTGTTGCAGAAGGTGGACATGGTGGTGGACCACGTTGGAAAGTAGCAGCAACTCTCTTGCAAGCAGCTTAAGGAGCTATATTATGAATGAAGTTTTGATTTTACTTACTGGGTTTTTCCTAGGCATAGCGATGATGATGATCATCGATTCTTTCACTATCTTGAGAGGTAACAAATAATGGCACATATGGTTGAAACAATGGCTTATGCAGGACAGGTTCCTTGGCATGGTCTCGGTGTACCGGTCTCAAACGATTTGACTCCAGTACAAATGATGGATAAAGCTGATCTGAACTGGAATGTTCGTGAAGTTGAGTCCTTTATCGAATTTGACGGTCAACGTCGATTTACTGGTCAAAAGTCTCTTGTAAGAGAAACTGATGGTCGTATTCTGACTAATGTTGGTGAGAATTGGAATCCTGTTCAGAATGAAACTGCATTTGAATTCTTCAATGAATACGTAATGGCAGGCGATATGGAAATGCATACTGCTGGATCTCTTAAAGATGGTCAGATGGTATGGGCACTTGCCAAAGTCAAAGAGTCATTCGATCTCTTTGGTGGAGATCAAGTCGATTCGTATCTTCTCTTCTCTAATCCACATCAGTATGGCAAAGCAATTGATGTTCGCTTTACTCCAATTCGTGTAGTATGTAACAATACTTTGTCACTATCACTTGAAAGCAAGTCAAGTAACTCTGTGAAAGTTGGTCATCGTACTGAATTTGATCCACAGTCTGTTAAAGAAACTCTCGGTATTGCTAAGTCAAAGCTTGATACATACAAAGAATACGCTGAGTTTCTTGGTAAAAAGCGGTTTACTGGTGATTCTTACATCGAGTATCTTAACGAAGTATTTCCTCGCACTGCAGACAAGCGTGTACAAGGAAAAGGTCTTTCAGTTGATACTCTGTCTCGTAATGCTAAACTTGCTTACGATGCTCTAGAAGAACAGCCTGGTGCAAAATATGCAGAAGGCTCTTGGTGGCAGGCATTTAATTCTGTCACATACATTACTGATCATGTACAAGGTCGTAATGCTGATAACCGTTTGTATTCATCATGGTTCGGTGGAAATCAAACTCGTAAAACTAACGCCTTGCAAAAGGCACTTGAAATGGCAGAAACCGCCTAAGGAGGGCATATATTATGAAAAGCTATACACGTGAACAACTTGAAGCAATGATTCAATTTGCGTCAAATAAACTTAACCAACTTGAAGAACAGCCGGAAATTGTTCTCAATTCTAAAGGTGCTGTTACATTCAAAAATTTGAAAGTAACTAAAGTAAATGGAAAGTCACTTATTCTTTCAGATGTTGATGGAAATCAGTATTTGTTTCAAGGTAAACCACACAAAAATGGTTATACTAGCGGTGCACGAATTAATGTAAGAGTTGCATAATGACAGATGGTCCTTTTAAATCTGCTCTCGATCACCTGCCAAGCCAAGGAGTGTATCAACACTCTTTGGTTACCTATAAGTATGTAAGTAATCAGCTGATCAAAGTGACTAACACTCGCACATATTCAACTGACGGTGACTATGTAGATACATATAGTAGTGAACCAATTAAAAAAGGAAGTTCAGTATGAGTTATGAAAGAAGCGTGATGAGAGATACCAAAGCAATTGCAATGGGTCTACCTCGCGTTAATGCAGAAATTGCTTTATGGGAAGGCAATCAAAAGAAAACTAAGTCTATTCGTCATCGTTTGTGGAGACTGTATGAAGCTCAAAAACATCTCACAGAGTCTCCGGAAGATTCGGTGTCACTAGTAGATCAACTGAAAGCGATTAACAATGGATGATCGAAATCACATGAGATCATTGCTCGTTCAACATTGGATGAACCTAAATCCGGATAATGATTGGGTTCAACGGGTTGGAAGCATTTGGCTAGGTTCACTTATTAGAAGGAGAAATTGTAATGAAGGCACATAAGCTTGATATGATTGCTGATTGGGCAAAAGAAAATGGCATTCGTGGCTATGAACATCTAGATAAAAAAGAAGTGGCAAAACGCCGAACTTATGGTGTTCAAAAAACTCTGGAAAGAGAACGTAAAGCTCGTGAAGAAAAGGGCATTTATGACAAATGACAAACGAAGCTCAAAAGCTATGGAAGAAGGTAAGTAAAATGGATCTAGGAAATCCCATTATCACTACTTTAGTAGGTCTAGTCGTATTCTATGTAGGATTAAAAATGTTTTCAGGTGGAATGAAATCTATGGGAAACATGGAACATCTTGCATGGTTCCTCGGTAATCCAATCTATATGTTTGTAGGTGGAATTGTCATGACACTTCTGTGGCAATCATCTAGCTTATCAACTACTGCCATTATTGGTTTAGTTGCTGCTGGAGCCCTACCTCTTCCAGCTGCTATTGCTGCAGTTCTTGGTGCAAACTTAGGTACTACTGGCACTATCTGGTTAGCAGGTGTTCTAGTTTCAGATGGTATGCCAAAAGGCGATACTCTTCGAATAGCAATGGCACATACTGGAGCCAACTTATTGATGGCAGCTGCACTATTACCATTTGTTGGACCAATTGCAAAATGGCTAGGGAAGTTTTAAGTAAATTAAAAATAGATAAGAAAGCGCCTTAAGGGCGCTTTTTTTTATTTACAAAATATTATAAATAGTGTATAATGCATGTAAATAGAGGCTGCTATGAGATTTAATAAATTTTTTAGATTAATGGAAAATGCGGAGGCTAAAGGTATGGATAAAATTTTCTTACAGCGCGCGATGAAAGTCACGTCATTTAACTTTTTAGCCAAAGACTTTGAAAGTTTAGATTACAAAAAAGAAATTCAATATCTTTTTAGTACGCACTTTTTTCCTAGAGTAGATATTAAGTTTCAGGATACAGTAAATGCCAGCAAGCTTAACGCAGAAATTTTAAAATTAAAAAGAACTAATAAAGCAAACTTTGACTTCTTGCACAAATATAATTTAAAAGGCATCGGACCTGGAGAAGTTGTTCTTTATTTCTTATTAAATAAAGGTCATCTTGGAGGAGGAGCCAGTGCCGGTGTTGACTTAGTGGTAGGCCAAAAGAAATATGAAATTAAAGCAGTTGATTTGTCTGGTAATGGAAAGCAGGTGTTCAACTTTAAAACTGGTGGAACTTTCAATACTTCTGATTTAATTACTAGAGCTCTTAAAATGAAATCAGATGTTAATGGTTCTGGTGAAGGAGTATCTAAGGGTGTTATTAATAAGATTAAAGAAAAAATGCCTTCAGAGTGGAAAAAATTAGAAAACGACTATAAGAAAAGAGTTTATGATAATTACTTTAAAAGCCATGAGATAATTTTTATGAATAATAAAACTGCAAAAATTGGAGAAATTATTGCAGTTAAGAATGTAACAATGAAAGATATAGAATTTGAGCGAGTTACTTCTGGCGTAATTAAGCCAAGAGTTAATGTATAGGTGAAATATAATGAACTTTAAAGAATTTATTACTGAACAAAAAAATACACACATGACTCATATCGAGGATAAAGTTATCTATGGTGGAGTTAATGGTACTCGTGAAGCAATCCTAGCTTTACGCTCTTTAAGAGATACTTTAGGAGGTGTGCATGAAGGTTCTATCTCGGTTAAATGGGATGGTGCGCCGGCTGTTTTCGCTGGCATTGATCCAGGAGATGGTAGATTTTTTGTTGCTAAGAAAGGAATTTTTAATAAATCACCAGTCGTCTATAAGACTAACGCTGATATTGATGCTGATACTAGCGGCGATCTTAATTCAAAATTAAAACAAGCTTTACGCTATTTACCGGACTTAGGTATTAAAGGTGTTATTCAAGGAGACTTTTTATATGGACCTGGAGATGTGTCGACACAAAAAATCAAAGGTAAAAGCTATGTCACCTTTCACCCTAATACAATTGTATATGCAATTCCTGCAGGCACGGAAATGGCCAAGACGATCAAAGCAAGTAAAATAGGAATTGTATGGCATACTTCATATGTAGGAAAAACATTTGAAACAATGAAAGCCCAATACAATTTCAATGCATCATCATTAAAAAAATCAAAAAACGTATGGTCTCAAGACGCATTATTGAGAGACCTCACTAAATTTACTATGTCAGCCAAAGATACGGAGGAAGTTAATGGATATCTTAGTGAAGCTGGTAAAATCTTTAATTCAATTGCTGCAACGACTCTTAAACAGCTTGAAGCAAATTCTGACCTTAACAAAACAATTGAGACGTTTAATAACAGCTATGTTAGGCGTGGCGAAATCATTATGGACACAGGTGCTCATGTTGAAAAGCTCATTCGTTACATTCGTCAAAAGTTTCAAAAAGAAATAGACAAGAAAAAAACCGATGCAGGAAGAGCAACTCAACGAGGAAAAATGAATGAATTACTTAAGTTCTTTTCTAAAGAAAATAAAGTAAATCTAAAAAAGATTTTTGACTTGCAAAAATTATTAGTTTTAGCGAAATTAAAACTTATAAATATACTAGATAAGTTAAACAGTTCTAAAACTTTCTTAAAAACACGTCGAGGTTATCGACTAACTGGTCAAGAAGGTTATGTAGCTGTTGATAAACTTGGTGGTGATGCGGTTAAAATTGTTGACAGAATGGAATTTTCATTTGCCAACTTTAGCCCGACTATATTAAAAGGATGGGATAAACCGGGGAGATAACAATGGCGAAGCCATTAGACTTTAAGCAATTTATGACTGTCGATTACAAGCCTGGCAGTGACGATCACATTAAATATATGGCGCAAAAGCGTAAGCGTGCTGATGTTGAAGAAGACAGTGCAAACGAAGCGCTGACTCTACAGCAGCGCATGAAGCGCTCACGTATGATGAAAAAAATGAAGTCACGTATTAAAATTGGTAGAATGCGGGCCAAACGTAAAATGGCTTCAAAGGAAAAATTAGATAAGCGTTCTATGAGAGCAGCTCGTAATGCTGTAGTAAAAAAGATTACCAAAGACATCCCTAAATCAGAATTATCATTTGCTCGTAAACAAGAAATTGAAAAACGCCTTGATAAACCCTCGTTTAAAGCAAGAATTAAAAGACTTGCTAAGAGAATGTATCCTAAAATCAGAAAAGCAGAAGTACAGAGGAAAAAAGGTTGATCAATTCATTTCGTAATTACCTAGTTGAAGAAGAGAAGACTCTGTATTTTGTGTGGGGACGCATGAATCCACCTACAGCCGGTCATGAAAAGCTTCTTGACTTTTTAAAAGATAAAGCGGGTCGTAATCCGTTTCGCATTTATCTGACTCAATCAGAAGATAAAAATAAGAATCCTATACCATATATGCAAAAAGTAAAGTTTGCACGTAAAGGTTTTCCACAGTATGCTCGTCAAATTATGATGGAAAAAAACCTAAAAACAATCTTTGATGCAATGACTTTTTTTTATAATGAAGGTTTTAGGCGCGTGGTTATTGTTGCAGGTGAAGATCGTATAAGAGAATATGATATCACCTTAAAAAAATATAACGGTATAAAATCCAAGCATGGGTTTTATAACTTTGAAAGGATTACAGTATTAAACGCAGGTAAAAGAGATCCTGAATCAAAAGGCGTTGCTGGCGTATCAGGAACTAAACTTCGTGGATTTGCAGAGAAAGGTGACTTCACAAAGTTTGCGCAATACATGCCAAAAAGATTATCAAATGCAGATGCTAAATCTGTCTTTAATTCTGTTCGTAAGGGAATGGGATTAAAAGAACAAAAAGAATTTCGAAACCATGTACAATTAGATACAATTTCAGAGACTAGAGAAGCTTATGTATCTGGTTCTCTATGTGATGTAGGTGATAAAGTTATTATTAAAGAGACTGATGAAGTAGCAGAAGTAAAAGTATTAGGTACTAACTATGTTATTGTTGAATCAAATGGTGTACAGACTAGAAAATGGTTAGATGCAATTGAAGTAATTGAAGATTATTATAAGGGGCTGTCAAAATCTACAGCAGATAAAAGAAAAGCACACTTTAATAAGAATGCTAAAAAGGCAGATGATAATAAATCTGCTTATAAGCCAGCACCAGGCGACGCTAATGCCAAAACTAAGCCAAGTAAACATACACTGAAGTTTAAACAAATGTATGGCGAAAATATAGGTATGGCAAAACAAAGGATTTCTAATCAAAAGAAAATTGAAAAAAGAAGAGATGCTGCAGATGCAAAACGCCATGATCGTATGATGGATACTGCAAGATTAGCTGCAGCTCGTAGAAAAAATAGGAATACTCAACCATGATGAAATTTAGTCAATACATTTCTGAAGATGCTACTAAAGGATTAGCAGCTAAGTCAAAAAAATCCGGGGTTTCTTTAGGAATTCTTCGTAAAGTATATAATCGTGGCATGGCTGCATGGAAAACTGGTCATAGGCCTGGTACAACACCTCAACAATGGGGTATGGCCAGAGTTAATTCATATATCACCAAAGGTAAGGGTACTTACCATGGCGCAGACAAAGATTTAAGAGGTAAGTAATGTCTAATAAAGAGTTATGGGAAGGATTCGTATCAGCAGCACAGCGTAGAGCTGTATGGGCTTCTAAAGCTGATGGCGGTAAAGGTCATCCTGACAATAAAAAGAAAAAGTCTAAAAAAGAAGATGCTTCTGTAGACGAAGCTTCATGTGGCTCTAAGAAGAAAACCAATGAAGTTTCAAAAGGCATGGTCGGTAGATACTTGAAAAAAGTTCCTGCTAGTGCGGCTGATGCTGGAAGAAAATCTGCTGGTACCACAGGAATTGGTGCAGACGATCAAAAGAAAAATACAGAAAAAGGAATCAAAAAATTTGTTAATAGACACGTTGGCACGGGCATGGCAGTCGATAAAATGACTGGTAAAGCAAAAGTTCCTGCTACAGAATCTGTAGAAGTTTCTGAAAAACATGTGTATCGTTTTTCAACTAAGACAAAACAAGGAAACATTCATCATTCCTCTAAAGATGATGCAGGTGCTAAAAGAGCTATTGAAAAAAGAACCGGAGAAAAAGTACAAAGCATGACTTACAGAGGCCCGGTGTCAGGCATGCCTACTAGACGTGAAGATTCTGATGCAGTTAAAGCATTCCTCGCAAAAGGCGGTAAGATCAAAAAGCTTCCTCCAGCAAAGGCACAAGGTTATCATGGCAAAGATGATCCAGGTAAAGATGTTGCTGGTGTGATGGATAAGCCTGACACTGACAAGTTTAAAACTAAAAAGAAAGTTAAGTCTATGGAAGGTAAAACATTTGACAATTTAAGAACTCAATTATCCGAGTCTAAATTGGAGAAATAATATGAAAACCTTTAAGGAAGTATGCAGAAAAAGATTACGTAAAGAAAACGTAAAGCCTGAAAAAGTAAGTGAAGATGCTACATTCAAAGTAAATATTGAAGGTCTTCCTATGATGTTTATGTCTGGTATGGGTACTGGTGATGTTAAAGCAAAGCTTCGTGCTATCGTTAAACAGCCTAAGATGATTAAAGATGTTGAACGCGTAACTGACGCTGAAGTAAAAAAGAACTTTAGACTTAAAGCTCAAGGACGAGATGAAGAAGATCAAAGCAATGATTAAGTTTAAAACCTTTGTAGAAGAAATGAAATATGACTATGGTTCTGATGAATCAATTCGTATTATGAAGAAGCTTACACCCGGTCAAAATGAAGCAAGAGGAGCTGATTCAAAAGGTCATTTTAGATCTACAAAGTCCGGAGCCGGTATGACTGCAAAGGGCGTAGCAGCTCACCGTAGAAAAAATCCTGGAAGTAAATTACAAACTGCAGTTACAGGTAAAGTAAAGCCAGGCAGTAAAGCAGCAGGTAGAAGAAAATCATTTTGTGCACGTATGAGTGGTATGAAAGGTCCTATGAAAGATGAAAAAGGTAGACCTACTCGTAAAGCAATGTCATTGAGAAGATGGAAATGTTAAGGTTTAATTAATATGTCATCACCATCTTTAAAGCCACAAATTAAGGTACAGCAAAAAATGTCAACAGATACGACACAAGTCCGTTTAGATAGGATCGAAGAAAAACTAGATAAGATGGGCGAGGTGCTTATTTCTATTGCTCGCTTTGAGGAGAAGATGGATGCTTATAACGAGTATCGACAAAACTCGTGGGAACGCATGAATAAGTTTTCAGAAAAATTAGATGGTATTGAAAAAAAAGTAGATGATAATCAATATACGGTACGCGTAATTAACAAGTTATTCTGGGTGGCAATCGTTGCCGCGGCAGGTGCCATATCAACACATATGTGGATGTAGGAGAAAACACATGAACAAACAAGACATTGAGCGTATGGCCCGCGCTTGGCAAGAGGTCACAGAAAAAACAAAGCGTTGCTGCAAAGACTGTGGTGACGAGTTTGGTAAACCAACTACTGATTGTAAAAACGATTGCAATGATCCAAATGGTAGTTATTGGGAAACTGTAGATGAAGCTAAAATGGATCCTGTAAATAAAATGGCATTAAAAGGAAAACATGCCGATCGTAAAGACAAAGATATTGACAACGATGGTGATGTTGATTCGTCTGATAAATATTTACATAATCGTAGAAAAGCGATTAAGAAATCTATGAGCAAAGATGAAGGCTATTATAAAGATATGGAAATTAAACGGCAGGATAAAGAGATGGGTGCTAAGCCAGTTTCTGCTAAAAAGAAGAAGTCTGGTGAAACTGCAACTATGAATCCTAAAATGGATACTGCTAAAGGTAGTAGTAAAGGAAGTGAAATGGAACAAAAAGAATCACGCATTCGTACTGCGCTGAAGAGTGTGCTTTCAGAAAAAGATGCTCATAGTCCTAATAAAGATAAAGCTGAGAAGCCTGAAGATGCACTACATGGCGCCGGCGCTAAGCAAATGAAAAAAGATTTAGAAGGACCTACAGTAGATATTGAAAAGCAAAGTCATGACGATGCAGCAAAAGCAGGTCGTGCAGGACCATCTACAAAGATGCGTTCAAATGATAATAAACAAGGTGACAAGAAAATTGTAAATCCTGTCGCCGGTGTAGTTACAAAGGAAAAATAATTATGGCAATCAGACCCCCTTCATGGTGTGCAGATGCAATTCCCACCGATCGTGGTTGGACGCATCCTCATACCGGAGAATTGTTAAAGGCAGTTAAAATTAAACCTCATATGATTGACGAATGGCATGCTAATCAAAATGTAGAAGAAGTACAAGCCGCGCCTGTAGCGGTTGAAATTCAGCCAGTAGTTGAAGATACCGATGAATATAATATTGATGAAGGTCTACCAGAGATCATTGTAGATGAAACAATATTTGAAGATTTAAAAGAAGTGTTAGAAGAAGAAATCATGGCAAATACGCAAATGGAAATGCTTACTGAAGCACCTGCTAATAATAAGTCACTCGAAGAAATGACAAAGCGTGAACTTGAAGAACTCGGTCGTCAGCACGGCGTAGAACTTGACCGTAGAAAAAATAAGAAGACGCTTGTCGAAAGAATGAAAAGTATATTAGACTAATATAAATAGATTTATGTTAGTTTTTAATGAATTGAATGAGGACAACCTCTTTCTATATGCTGCGAAACATTATTATAATCCTAAGTTCTCTGATATTGAAGAGTTCTATGAGGATTTGAAAAGGTTCAAGTATATAAAGAGGTTGGTCAATCGTTATCTAGATCATGGTGAGTTGGCTGAAAGGTTGATTCTAAACCATTTGATTGTGGCATTCAATGCTTTTGGTGCTGAAGCGATGTTGAACATCTTAGAATTAAAATTAGATGAAAAACATTGGCCAGTAGTAAAACCATTCTTAGTATTTTTGAAGTATATTACTAACGATCAGTATACGCAAGTTCCGATGGACCATATGGTAGTTAACGAATTAAGGAAGATCTGATGCCAACAAGAAGTAGAAATCTAGCCGCAGCTCTCGGTGGTACTATTGCAAACAACGTATTTGGTACAGATGGTTCTCGTTCTGGTGCAGGTATTACTGTTTATGATTATGATTCGAACGGTGCATTACTTTTAACTGACAACTCTTCTTTTGCAGACGGTTCATTACATTATCTTACCAATCAAAGAGAGCTATATGTTTGGGATGATAATGAATCAAAGTTTTATCAGTTAGATGAAATCTCTGATGATAAACTAGGAGGATCCGTATTTTCTTACCAAGGATCAAATTACGGATATGTAGAAGGAGGTTCTTACACTAATATTATTGAGAGATATTCATTTACTGCTGATGGTGATGCTACAGACACAGCAGATTTAGATGCTACTAACAGATATACATCTGGTATTTCTTCATCATCACATGGTTATACAGTGGCCGGTCAAAGTGGTGGTGATAAGATTAGAAAAAGAAGTTTTGCCACCGAATCAAATTCTTCTCAAGTTGCTTCATTGAATACAGCAGCTAACTATCAGCCGCAGATGGCCACAGAAGGTAATACTGGATTTGTTGCCGGCACAGACACTACTATGATCCAAAAATTCCCCTTTGCTTCTGATGTTAATTCTACTGATACTGGTGGTGACATGTATGGCGCTGTTACCAGCGCGAGCTACTCAACATCAACAACGCATGGTTATATAGCCGGTGGTAATACACCTTTTGGATGGGGTGGACCAATAGTAAAATATCCATTTGCTATTTCTAGTGGCACAACATCTGATGTAGGTGATACTATCGGTAATACAAGACCATCAGGTGCAGGAACTCAATCTGACACTCATGGTTATATTCATGGTCAATATTTACAACCGGGTAATCAGGCCTCGAACCGAATAGAAAAATATTCATTTATTAGTGACGGTAATTCGACTGATGTGGGCGATCAAACTAGTACTACTAATAACAGAACAGGCAGTTCTTCAACTACACACGGATACGCAGCAAATGGCAATCCTACTAGTGGTAAGATTATTGAAAAATATTCTTTTGCTAGTGACGGCAATTCGACTGATGTAGGTGATTGTATTAGTGGTAGATTCGGCGTCGGCGCCAATCAATATTAATAACAAAGGACACATTATGGGATTAATTAAAAGGGCAGAGGATCGAGTATAAATGTCAAGAGCAAGAGATATAGCGGATTTAATAACAGCTGCAATTGAAGCAAACACTATTCAATCCGACGGAACAATTACTGGCACACCAACAAAAGTCAACACTCATGACTCTGATGGTGCGTTACTTGCTGCCGATAGTTCAGGTTATGCAGACGGTTCATTGCACTATATGACTACTCCTCGCAGACTTATGCTATGGGATGATAGTGACGGTGGTTTCTTTGAGATGACAATTGATTCTGATCAATTAACAGCACCATGGAGTATTCAAGGATCTCAGTTTGGTTATACGTCAGGAGGTTCGAGTCCAAGCACTGACGCAATTGATAAATATCCTTACAGTACTGATGGTAATGCTACTGATGTAGGAAATCTAACCACGTCTGGGCTCTATAGAATGACCGGTCACTCATCAATATCTCACGGCTATGTTGCTGGAGGAGGGCCTGGTTCTAAACGAAGCAAAATTCAAAGGTTTCCCTTTGCTGTTGATGAAAATTCTAGTGAAATGACAGCCACGTTAAATGAACCTCACTATTGGTCTGCAGCTTCTTCAACCGAAGACCATGGCTACATATATGGTAGTACACACACCTATCCTACTTCCGGAATAATAGAAAGATTTTCATTTGCTAGTGATGATAACTCTTCACAAGTTGGCTCGGCTTTAAATGGCAATGCATATGCAGCTGCCGGCACTTCAGATACTACGCATGGATATGTTACTGGCGGATTTCCCGATAAAACAATGATTCACCGGTATGATTTTTCTTCATCGGCCACTGCTGCAGATGTTGGCAATCTTGCGCATGCGGCAACTTTTGCCACTTCCTCTAGTGATCCCACTAATGGGTATGGATACCATTTAGGAGGAAATAATCCAGGACCTTCGAATTATAATTATGTTCAAAGGTATGCTTTTGCGTCTAGTGGCAACGGTACTGATCATAGCGATCTTGCACAATCAGTAAAAGAAACAAAATCCGGAACACAAAGTACCTCTAGTGGTTATATTGGTGGAGGGAGAGCAGGATCTACAAATATGATTCAAAAGTTTCCATTCGCTAACAACAGTAATGGTACCGATGTCGGTGATTTAACTGTGGGCCGAAGAAATGCAGTAGGAAATCAAATCTAAGAGGCACAAATGTCAAAAAATAGAAACATATCAGATAGAATCTCTGCAGCTTTAAGAGCCGGTAATCTTAATACTAGCGGTCAAATCATTGGTGGCGGTATCAATTCACATAACGATTCTGCTGAATCTGGTATATTGAGTAATGCCTCGGCCGGTGACGGTTCTATGCACTATGTTAATATTCCTAATAAGATGTATGTATATGATAGCAGTGATGCAGGTTATTATGAAATTAGTGTTGGCAATTATTTAGGTTATGTTGCTCCTCATCAAGGTCAAGGTAGTACTTCAGGATTTATTTCTGGTAGTATAAATTCTAATCCTAACAATACAGTTCAATCGTTTGCATTTGCATCTGATGGTAACGCTACAGATCATGGCGACCTATCTTCTGATACTGGATATACCACTGGGGTATCATCATCTACAAATGGATACACTGTGGCTGGTTTTAAAACTTCTAGTTTTACAAGACACGATCACATTTTAAAATTTGCGTTTTCTAGTAATACTACTGGAACTGACGTAGGTGATACTTTAAGCGTAATGTATAGCCCTGCTGGTAACGAATCAACTACTCACGGTTATGTTGGTGGAGGATATAATCCCCCTAGTGTTTTAAATACAATACAAAAGTGGCCATTTTCTAGTGATGGTAATGCTACAGATGTAGGTGATTTATCTACTACAGTTGCGTACGCTGCAGGACAAACGTCAACCAGCGATGGCTATCTATCTGGTGGGTGGGGACCTGGTAATGAAACTAATGTAATTCAAAAGTATCCGTTTGCTTCTGATGCAAATGCTAGTAATGTTGGAACAATGACTGCAACTAGAAGAAGACTTACTGGAAGTAATTCAACTACACATGGTTACAACGCAGCTGGTGAACACGGATCATATAGAGATTTTATTGATAAGTTTCCGTTTGCCTCTGATGGATCTTCTACTCTTGTAGGAGATATTTACTATACAAGTACACAATATGCAGCAGGTTCATCGTCAACAGAAAATGGATACATTGCTGGCGGGACTGGTAATGCAGCAACTAATGATTTATCTAAATACTCATTTACCACTGACGGTGATGCCACAGATGTAGGAGATTTAACTATCACATCATTTGCCTCAGCAGGTCATCAAGTTTAGGACACATTATGGGATTAATTAAAAGAGCAGCAGACCTTACATTTACCTTTCGATTTATTCGTATGCTTGTGATGGATTGGAAGAATTGGGATGCCTACAAATTAGGAATTATTGATGATGAAGGTAAACGTAATCGTAAGGTCGCTCTTGACAGTGATGAGAAAAAGTCTGCTTATACTCCTTTCATTCGCCTTGCTGCTAACGTTAAAAGGCTCGTTAGTAAAATACCAGGAGGTGGATCAAAACTTGGATCTTTTGCGAGCGCGCTATACCTCATCAAGGAGAAACACGGACTCGACGACACCAAGTTATTAAAGATTACAGAAAAATTAGGTTATGAGCCATTTGATTTTCTTGTTGAAGCAAATATGTGGTTTGTACTTGAAGATAAAAGACTATCGCCTGGCATGTACAGAGTCAATGATTATAAAATGTTAAATTGTTCTTTTGATGAGATTGTGAAACCTAAAGATCAGATAAGAGTTTCAGAAACATGTTATCCAGTCGGTGATGTATTTGGTATTGACGTGTATGAAGTAACTCATATAAATACGAATAAGAACATTTACGTAGTAGTAAGCGAGCTAAACAAATGAGTTTATGGGACAATATTAGAAAACGTAGAGCAGCTGGAAAGCGAAAGCTTAAGCCTGGAGATAAGAACTATCCAAAGACTCTAAATGTCGGTGAAATGATGACAACGGCTGATGCTGGTATACCACAAGATACCAAAAACATGGGCCCTAAACTAAAAACTTATAATGTTACAGATCGTCGTAGAAGAAAAGATAAGGTTCCAGTTCTACTTAAAAGATTTAGAAAATACCACGAGGATTTAAGTAATGAGCAGAAGTAAAGATATTGCCGAGATTCTCGGTTTAACAGAAGCCGAAAATACGACTAATGCTTCACTAGGAGATGGTTCTGGTGGAGGCAGCGTAACTACTTATGCTACTCCAGAAAACTTACCTACATCTGGAAACTCGTCAGGCGATCAAGCATTTGTTACAAGTAATAACAGATTATATATTTGGAATGGTAGTGGTTGGTACAACATTGCTCTCATTAATACTAACCCATCGTTTACTAGTTCACCAAATGGCACATATGAATTAAATACGGATGGAACTTCTACAACAATTACATTAGTAGCCACTGATCCTGAAGGGGTACCTATTACGTATACCACAGAAACAGACTCTAACTTTGACGGGTTGGCTACCGTATCTAATGATTCTTCTGTATTTACTATTACTCCGCTTTCTTCGCCTACTACAGGTTCTGGTAACTTAACATTTAAGGCATCTGATGGAGTTAACATTGGATCTGCAGTTTCTCAATTTACACTGGCCTTAGCTATTGACAACTCGGCTTATACTATTGTACTAGCAAAAGCAACCGGCAACGCTGGAACAAATACTACATTTACTGATGGCTCAACAAACAGTCATACTATTACAACGGTAGGAAATGCATACTCATCATCGTTTACACCACACCATCCTGGTGGTTACAGTGCTTATTTTGACGGCAGCGGTGATTATTTAACTATTCCTAGTTCAACAGATTTTAACTTTGGTACTAATGCATTTACTGTTGAGTGGTGGCAATATTGGGACGGAGATAATGGAAACGGATATGCAACACTATATAGTAACAACTATACTAGTGCCTCAGGAGTAGTAATCCAAACAGATAATAATGTGAATAAGTATATAACGTATTTAAATGGTACAGGTACAACAATAACCGAGTCTACTGCCGCATCTGCAAATCAGTGGTATCACTATGCACTTGTCAGAAACGGTAACACCTTTACGTTCTACAGAAACGGCATCGCTGCCGGAACAGCTACACTTAGTGTTGGTATAGGATCAAGCGCAATACAAAGTATTGGTGCAAGAACTAATGGTATACTTCCAATAAGTGCTTCGTATATTAGAGATTTTCGTATAGTTAAAGGAACAGCCGTTTATACAACAGACTTTACTCCACCGGCTGAACCACTTACTGCTATTTCTGGCACTTCTTTACTCGTATGCAGTCTTCCATACATAACTGATGCATCAGCTAGTAATCATACTATTACAGCAAATGGAAATACATCTACTGAAAGATTTGGTCCATATGACTATCTTTCATATAGTGCAGCCGATCATGGTTCTTCTGTAAGTCTCGATGGATCTGGTGATAAATTAACAATTCCTGCTGATTCTGAATTAGCTGCAGATAACGGTGACTTTACATTCGAAACGTGGATATATCCTACCGCGTTTACTTCGTATGACATGATCGCGTCAATGGGCACACAAGGTTCCGCTTTTAATTATACCCTATTTGTTCATAATACTAGTCAACACTTGATGTTTGAAGCTGGGGACGGTAATTGGTCATCAACTCAGTATACTAGTAGTGTTGATGATGGTATAGTTAAATTAAATCAGTGGCAGCATATTGCAGTTGTATACGATAGCGGCAATTTAACAATTTATAGAAATGGTAAGATTGCTATCTATCAAGCTTCGGCCGCAACTGCAGATGGTCACTCCGGGACTTTCGCTTTAGGTGATTGGATGAATACCAGCAGTTATCCTGTTACAGGTTATATTGCTGATGCAAGGATTGTCCAATCAGCTGTATATTCAAATAATACAGCATTTACGCCACCTACTGCACCGTTATCTGCAATTACAGATACCGGAATGTTGCTTACAGCATCTCCTAATGTTTATAATGCTGCTGGGTTATCTAATGATTTAAAATTGTATGGTAATACCCAATCATCTACTGCTCAAACTAAAAACGCTTCTTCAAGTGTGTACTTTGATGGTACTGGTGACTATCTTACTGCTGGAACATCTTCTGGCTTTACATATGGTACTGGTGACTTTACAATCGAAGGATGGGTTTACGTAGATAATAATCCTGGAAGTTACGCATACTTTTTAGGTCAAGGTGGTACTATTAGTAGCACCGCTTCTATTGGAATGTATATACAAGGCGGTGTCTTTAAAGTATATAATAATGGTGTAGTTATTACAGGCACAACATCATATAGCTTAGATACTTGGTATCACGTTGCACTAGTACGTGGCAGTGGCCAATTGACTTTATTCCTAAATGGATCGGTAGAAGGAACTGCTGCTAATACAAATAGTATTTCTTCTGGTTCAACAATGGGACTATCACTTGGCAGATGGGCTGAGGTTGGAGACAATGGATACTTCAATGGATATCTAGAAGACTTTAGAGTTACAAAAGGATTTGCTAGATATCCGTTTATTCCAACACAAGAGACATTGACAGCTGTTTCTAATACAGAATTATTAGCTGCTCATGCCTCAACGCTTGTTGATGGATCGGGTAACAGTGCAACTTTAACTGCTGCTGGAAATGCTGCAGTATCAACATTTGGTCCATATTCTGGTATGAATTCGATATATTTTGATGGTGCCGGTGACTATGTTACGTCTAGTAGATCGTCTTCTGATATGGGTATTGGCACCGGAGATTTTACAATCGAGTGTTGGTTCTATGATGATGGATCTGCTAGTGATAGAGGTATTTGGGAATCTAGAGCGACAGGCTCTTCTACTGGTATGACTTTGACAATGGTTGATTCTAATACTATTAGAGTTTGGACAACATCACAGCAACTAGTAACGGCCGATGTTACACTTACTAGTACATGGAATCATTTAGCAGTTGTTAGAAATAGCGGTACTCTTGAATTATTCTTAAATGGACAATCGCAAGGTACGGTGTCTAATTCTACTACTTTTGCAGATACTGCGGACTTTGTAATTGGCGGCGGTAGATACGCTGGCGGCGGGATTGACAGAACTATTAAAGGGTATATTTCTAATTTCAGAATTGTAAAAAGTGCACTTTATAGTAATTCGTTTACACCACCAACTAGTGAGTTAAAAGGATAAAGAGTAATCAAAGGATATAACAGATGACAAGAAATAGAGACATTGCTCAGATTCTCGGTTTAACTGAAGCCGAAAATACTACTAATGCTTCACTAGGAGACGGATCTGGTGGCGGTGGTTCTGGTGTTACTGCTTACAGCTATGATTCTTCAGGTGGATTGCTTTTAGCAAGCACTACAGATCACACTGACGGATCTTTACATTGGTTAGGAGAGGTTAACGAACTTTATGTTTGGGATAGTGCAGCTACTAAATATTACTTAGTTGAGAATACTAAAACCTTAGGTTTAGGAGAAGTTGCTCCTACTCAAGCTCAAGGATCTACATATGGTTTTGCTACAGGTGGCTATGCTCCAGGCGGAAGCTCAAACAATGCTATTGGTAGATTTGCATTTGCAAATGAATCAAGTACTACTTCTATCGGTAATTTAACAGTAGCAAGACAACTAGGAGGTAGTAACTCCTCTTCTACTCATGGTTATTATATTGGAGGTTATCTTAGACCAGGATTTTCATCATCGAATGTAATTGACAAATTTGCAATGGCCTCAACTGGAAATGCTACAGACGTAGGTGATGATACAGGCACATATTATTATCGTAAAGGTGGTCCATCAGACACTCATGGCTATCATGCAGGAGGCAACTCACCCGCGCAATCAGAGATTGTAAGATATTCATTTTCAACTGATGAAAACGCTACAGACGTCGGTGATCTTGCTCAAAATACATCGGGTCGAGGAGCATTTACTAGTACAACCCATACATATATCTGTGGTCATGGTATGGATCGTCAAGTAGAAAAATTTGCGCATTCAACTGGTGTTACTGGAAGTTCTGTAGGTGATATTGGCAATACTCAATACGGAGTGGCAACAAATGACACGACTGCTGGTTATTTTTCATATATGAGTTCTAGTAGTAATATCCAAAAACATTTATTCGCAAGTGATGCAACAGCTTCAACTGCAGGAACTATTAACTCATCCGGTGGTGGTGTGAATGAAATTGCTGTTAGTAGT